ATGCTGGAACAAATGGGCATTGCCGCGAAGCAAGCCTCGTATAAATTAGCGCAACTCTCCAGCCGCGAAAAAAATCGCGTGCTGGAAAAAATCGCCGATGAACTGGAAGCACAAAGCGAAATCATCCTCAACGCTAACGCCCAGGATGTTGCTGACGCGCGAGCCAATGGCCTTAGCGAAGCGATGCTTGACCGTCTGGCACTGACGCCCGCACGGCTGAAAGGCATTGCCGACGATGTACGTCAGGTGTGCAACCTCGCCGATCCGGTGGGGCAGGTAATCGATGGCGGCGTACTGGACAGCGGCCTGCGTCTTGAGCGTCGTCGCGTACCGCTGGGGGTTATTGGCGTGATTTATGAAGCGCGCCCGAACGTGACGGTTGATGTCGCTTCGCTGTGCCTGAAAACCGGTAATGCGGTGATCCTGCGCGGTGGCAAAGAAACGTGTCGCACTAACGCTGCAACGGTGGCGGTGATTCAGGACGCCCTGAAATCCTGCGGCTTACCGGCGGGTGCCGTGCAGGCGATTGATAATCCTGACCGTGCGCTGGTCAGTGAAATGCTGCGTATGGATAAATACATCGACATGCTGATCCCGCGTGGTGGCGCTGGTTTGCATAAACTGTGCCGCGAACAGTCGACGATCCCGGTGATCACAGGTGGTATAGGCGTATGCCATATTTATGTTGATGAAAGTGTAGAGATTGCTGAAGCATTAAAAGTGATCGTCAACGCGAAAACTCAGCGTCCGAGCACATGTAATACGGTAGAAACGTTGCTGGTGAATAAAAACATCGCCGATAGCTTCCTGCCCGCATTAAGCAAACAAATGGAGGAAAGCGGCGTGGCATTACACGCAGATGCAGCTGCGCTGGCGCAGTTGCAGACAGGCCCCGCGAAGGTGGTGGCTGTTAAAGCGGAAGAGTATGACGATGAGTTTCTGTCATTAGATTTGAACGTCAAAATCGTCAGTGATCTTGACGATGCCATCGCCCATATTCGTGAACACGGCACACAACACTCCGATGCGATCCTGACCCGCGATATGCGCAACGCCCAGCGTTTTGTTAACGAAGTGGATTCGTCCGCTGTTTACGTTAACGCCTCTACGCGTTTTACCGACGGCGGCCAGTTTGGACTGGGTGCGGAAGTGGCGGTAAGCACACAAAAACTCCACGCGCGTGGCCCAATGGGGCTGGAAGCACTGACCACTTACAAGTGGATCGGCATTGGTGATTACACCATTCGTGCGTAAATAAAACCGGGTGATGCAAAAGTAGCCATTTGATTCACAAGGCCATTGACGCATCGCCCGGTTAGTTTTAACCTTGTCCACCGTGATTCACGTTCGTGAACATGTCCTTTCAGGGCCGATATAGCTCAGTTGGTAGAGCAGCGCATTCGTAATGCGAAGGTCGTAGGTTCGACTCCTATTATCGGCACCATTTAAATCAATAAGTTACACATCATTAGTACCTTCCTTATTTTTTGACTGGGACAAATTTGGGACCGATGGGTTCAGGATCGAGTCTATTTGCCGTGCGTGTTCGGTAAGGTGATTAGGTGCAAGGTGAGCATATCGACGAACCATTTCGATAGACTCCCAGCCTCCCATTTCCTGTAACACTGACAACGGGACTCCGGCTTGAACCAGCCAACTTGCCCAGGTGTGTCTCAAGTCGTGAAATCTGAAATCATCAATACCAGCCCGTCTCAGCGCCGCTTTCCAGGCTGTGTTTGCGTCATACCGCATCTTCCTTACTGTTGGCGCTTTCGTTCCGTCTGGTTTGGTACAGCTTTCCTTGTACACAAATACCCAACGGTGATGATTCCCGATTTGTTTTTTCAATACGCGACATGCAGTATCATTCAGCGCAACGCCGATTGCGCGGTTTGATTTACTCTCTTCCGGGTTTATCCATGCCACCCGGCGCTGCATATCTATTTGTTGCCATTCAAGGTTGATGATGTTCGAGCGTCTTAAGCCTGTTGCCAGTGCAAATTCAACAACAGACTTTAATGGCTCCGGACATTCATCAATCAGCCTTTGTGCTTCATGGGGCTCCAGCCAGCGGATCCGTTTATTCTTTGGTTGAGGCACTTTAATAATTGGTGCCTTATCCAGCATTTTCCATTCACGCTCTGCGGCTCTTAGTAGGGCTTTTATAAATGAAAGATGCGTAGCCTTCGTTGCAACAGACGCTGGTTTTGGCTTGTATTCTGGAACAGGTTTCCCTTTTTTTCTGCATGCTTCTGCCCTGAGTTTCCAGTTTTCCTCATTACGCCGGTTCGTCATTTTCTGCATTGCTGAATAAATTTTTGATTCAGTAATGTCTCTTAGTTGCATTCCTGCGAAATGTTGAAGCCAGAATCCGATCCGGCTTTTGTCATCGTCCAGTGATTTTTTATGTGCTTTCTCTTCAAGCCACCTGACACACGCTTCCTCGAACGTTATATCAGGTATTTCACCAAGTTTGCTGACCCGCCATGCTTCAGCCTTTAGCTTGTCATGGAGTTCTGTCGCCTGCCTTTTGTCCTTTGTTCCAAGAGACTGTTTAAATCTTTTACCGTTCGGCAATGTGAAACTGGCGTACCATATTTCACCTCTGCGGAAGAGTGACATTTTCTTTCCTCTGTTATGCCATCACCCGCGCTCACCTGGACAGTATGCAGCGGAGACTGAAGCGCCGCAATGCAGGCTTGTCGTGTTGTGAGGTAAGGAGATTTTAGTTTAGTGGGGTCTTTGCGTGTTGCCTGTAGGCGGCCTGTTCGTATCCAGTTGGTAGCGGTAGGTCTGGATATCTTGAGAAACTGACAGGCCTCATCGAGTGTGAGGCTGTATGATTCCATGGTTACCTCTGCTTTTTGAACGCATGTCACGTAACTTCTTAATGTGTTCTGCCGTTTCGATCTCTTCTGCTATCCGATCTGCATCAGCTTTATTCACAGGTTCAAAGTCATGATTAAAGCGGAACATGCTGGCGATACATGTTCTGCCTTTTCGGATGTAGTGAACTTTGTTGTGGGTAGAACGCAGGATTTTGCAGGGAGTGCCGTGGTGGTCGACGTACCAGGTGTTAGGAAAAATGATTCTGAACATTTTTACACCTCAGTTGGACGATGTTGAAATTTGCTGCTTTGAGGCCATCACAATCCCCATTGTTTGTTCTTAAGTTCGATCTCCTCCTGGCAACTTGCACAAGTCCGACAACCCTGAACGGCCAGGCGTCTTCGTTCATCTATGGGATCGCCACACTCACAACAATGAGTGGCAGATATAACCTGGTGGTTCAGACGACGCATTTTTATTGCTGTATTGCGCTGTAATTCTTCGATTTCTGATGCTGAATCAATGATGTCTGCCATCTTCCATTAATCCCTGAATTGTTGGTTAATACGCTTGAGGGTGAATGCGAATAATAAAAAAGGAGCCTGTAGCTCCCTGATGATTTTGCTTTTCATGTTCATCGCTCCTTAAAGACGCCGTTTAACATGCCGATCGCCAGGCTTAAATGAGTCGGTGTGAATCCCATCAGCGTTACCGTTTCGCGGTGCTTCTTCAGTACGCTACGGCAAATGTCATCGACGTTTTTATCCGGAAACTGCTGTCTGGCTTTTTTGATTTCAGAATTAGCCTGACGGGCAATACTGCGAAGGGCGTTTTCTTGCTGAGGTGTCATTGAACAAGTCCCATGTCGGCAAGCATAAGCACACAGAATATGAAGCCCGCTGCCAGAAAAATGCATTCAGTGGTTGTCATACCTGGTCTCTCTCATCTGCTTCTGCTTTCGCCACCATCATTTCCAGCTTTTGTGAAAGGGATGCGGCTAACGTATGAAATTCTTCGTCTGTTTCTACTGGTATTGGCACAAACCTGACTCCAATTTGAGCGAGGCTATGTGCCATCTCAATGCTCGTTCTTAACTCAACAGGAGATGCTTTGTGCATACAGCTCCCCGTTTATTATTTATCTCCTCAGCCAGCCGCTGTGCTTTCAGGGGATTTCGGGTAACAGAAAGGCCGGGAAATACCCAGCCTCGCTTTGTAACGGAGTAGACGAAAGTGATCGCGCCTACCCGAATATTATCGTGAGGATGCTTCATCGCCATTGCTCCCCAAATACAAAACCAATTTCAGCCAGTGCCTCGTCCATTTTTTCGATGAACTCCGGCACCATCTCGTCAAAACTCGCCATGTACTTTTCATTCCGCTCAATCACGACATAATGCAGGCCTTCACGCTTCATGCGCGGGTCATAGTTGGCAAAGTACCAGGCATCTTTTCGAGTCACCCACATGCTGTACTGCACCTGGGCCATGTAAGCCGATTTTATTGCCTCGAAACCACCGAGCCGGAATTTCGTGAAATCCCGGGAGGTAAACGGGCATTTCAGTTCAAGGCCGTTGCCGTCACTGCATAAACCATCGGGAGAGCAGGCGGTGCGCATACTTTCGTCGCGATAGATGATCGGGGATTCAGTAACATTCACGCCGGAAGTGAACTCAAAGAGGGCTCTGGCGTCGTTCTCGTACTGTTTTCCCCAGGCCAGCGCCTTAGCGTTAACTTCCGGAGCCACACCGGTGCAAACCTCGGCAAGCAGGGTGTGGAAGTAGGACATTTTCATGTCAGGCCATTTCTTTCCGGAGCGGGGTTTTGCTATCACATTGTGAACTTCTGAAGCGGTGATGACGCCGAGCCGTAATTTGTGCCACGCATCATCCCCCTGTTCGACAGCTCTCACGTCGATCCCGGTACGCTGCAGGATAATGTCCGGTGTCATGCAGCCACCTTCTGTTCAGAGGCTTTCTGTTTCAGGAATCCAAGAGCTTTCACTGCTTCGGCCTGTGTCAGTTCCGACGATGCGCGAATGTCGCGGCGAAATATCTGGGAACAGAGCGGCAATAAGTCGTCATCCCATGTTTTGTCCAGGGCAATCAGCAGAGTGTTAATCTCCTGCATGGTTTCATCGTTAACCGGAGTGATGTCGCGTTCCGGCTGACGTTCTGCAGTGTATGCGGTATTTTCGACAATGCGCTCGGCTTCATCCTTGTCATAGATACCCGCAAATCCGAAGGCGAGACGGGCACACTGAATCATGGCTTTATGCCGTAACATCCGTTTAGGATGCGACTGCCACGGCCCCGTGATTTCTCTGCCTTCACGGGTTTTGAATGGTTCGCGGCGGCATTCATCCATCCACTCGGTAACGCAGATCGGATGATTACGGTCCTTGCGGTAAATCCGGCATGTGCAGGATTCATTGTCCTGCTCAAAGTCCATGCCATCAAACTGCTGGTTTTCATTGATGATGCGGGACCAGCCATCAACGCCCACCACCGGAACGATGCCGTTCTGCTTGTCAGGGAAGGCGTAAATTTCTTTCGTCCACGGATTAAGGCCGTACTGGTTGGCGACGATCAACAATGCGATGAACTGCGCATCGCTGGCATCACCTTTAAATGCCGTCTGGCGAAGAGTGGTGATCAGTTCCTGTGGGTCGACAGAATCCATGCCGACACGTTCAGCCAGCTTCCCAGCCAGCGTTGCGAGTGCTGTACTCATCCGTTTTATACCTCTGAATCAATATCAACCTGATGGTGAGCAATGGTTTCAACCATGTACCGGATGTGTTCTGCCATGCGCTCCTGAAACTCAACATCGTCATCAAATGCACGGGTAATGGCTTTTTTGCTGGCCCCGCAGCGTTGTAAATGATCGATGCAGAGCGATTCAAACAAATGCTGGGGCAGGCCTTTTTCCATGTCGTCTGCCAGTTCTGCCTCTTTCTCTTCACGGGCGATCTGCTGGTAGTGACGCGCCCAGCTCTGAGCCTCAAGACGATCCTGAATGTAATAAGCGTTCATGGCTGAACTCCTGAAAATGGCTGTGAAAATATCGCCCGCGAAATGCCAGGCTGATTAGGAAAACAGGAAAGGGGGGTTAGTGATTCAGGCCGTTACCGCGTCCGTCGAGAAAAACTTCTACGAGCAAATCACGGGTATAAGTGCGCTCGATGCCGCGATGCAGATAAAGCCGCCCGCGTAAATTAGCTGATGCAGTCCAGGTACCATCTTTGTGTTTGACCAGCATTCCTGGCATGACCGCGCCGCGATTAACGGTCTGCGTTCCGTAATGTTGATGAACCATAAAAACTCCTGCCCGTAAGCTGGGCTGCTGAACATATAGAGACTTCTGCGCGTATTCAGGCGGTGGATGGCCGCCGGTTGTCATAACTAAGCCGCCTCGTTGAAGCGACTGAGGTATAAAGTGTTGTGTTGATTTCAGCTGGTCACACCGACGTTCACGCGTCCGTTTCACCCCTCGCACTCCCCGAAGCCTGCTGAAATTCAAACTGCGGATCTAAGCGGTCATCGCAACGGTGAAACAGGTGGTTACCGTATCGTTGTGTCGTTGCGATGAATTTATTTAAAACTATAGTTGTTTTATCGTCAACAACAAAAGTTGTTTTGTCGGTTGTTTTAAATATAACTGGTTGTATTTAGGATGGATTTATTTTGTGACTTGCATCGCATAGCGATAACTGAAGTGAGGTGTGGTGGTTTTTTGGACGGTATGAGTTATGAGGGGGAGGAAAAGAAAACCCGGCGCGGTTGCCGGGTATGATTATCAGTCAGCCCAACCTGATTTCGAGTTTATTTGGGTTTCTGACATTGTGTATTTCTTAATCGTGTCATCGTTAAAAAGAATAGTAAGTTCTTTTTTCGTACCGTTCGTTCCATTATGGAATAATCCATAGAATGGAATAAAAGTGGTGCCATTAACTTTTACTTTTGCAAAGGCGTACTTCCAGATCTCGTTTCCACTGTCAGTATATGAAACAGCATCAGGAGAACCAAAGTAAGATTTAACCTCATTCTTGGTTGTTTTACCTTCCTGAAGTTTAGACTGGACACTAATTTCAGTTTCATTTTTGAGTTGCTGGTTGCCTGAAGAAGCACACCCAGCCAATAGAGATGCCATCATGGCAGCGATTAGGATTTTTCTCATTTTATGTTTCCATTCATTATAATCAGAAACATCTTAACATAATGATTCGAAATAAAAACCGCTACGAGATAGGGGGACATTTTGCTGACAGTAGCAACAAATTTCAGCTAACAACGAGAATATTTACTGAAATATGCAAACAGATTTGGCGTTCTTATAGAGAATTTAGTGCAATATCTAATCCGAGTGGTATAAACCTTAACCTTCGCTCCCTTAAGTCGTAGATAAATTAACCATGCTTCCTGTACGTCTGCGGCATGCTTCCAATGACCTTACCGAATATGAACACCCGGTTCATCTCGTCTTTCTCGATCGGGTCCCACGGCGAGTAGCTCTTGTTATCAGAGATAACCAGCAGCTTATCCTTCATCATTTGAAGACGTTTTACATGGGCAGTGTCGTCGTACAGAAACGCATAGATGCCATCACCGTCGAAAGATTTAACAGTGATATCAACGAACAGCAGGTCACCTGGTTCGATCGTCCCTGACATGCTGTCACCGCGCACGTTAATGATGCGGATATTTTCCGCCTTCCTGCCATCGAACATGTGACGAGCATCGTCAAACGAGTACTCAACCGAGCGTAGAACTTCCACAAACTCACGGTTGATGACACCCGGTCCGGCACTGACTTCTATATCAAGAACGTCAATCTTGAAGTATTTTGAATGGCTGACAGTTGATTGTATTGGTTGCACGGTACTGTCTGACATATTTCCAACGCCAGAAGATAACCATTCTGCGCGCACACCTAAAGCGTTTGCGATCTCCACGATTTTAGTTGTTTGGTTAGCTTTCCCTGTTTCGATTTTCTGAATGGCAGCCTGGCTAACCCCGACCATATCCCCAAGCGCCTTTTGTGTAAGGCCTCGCGCTAATCTGGCTTCTTTAAGTCTTTCTGAGAGTGTTGTTTTCATAGACCAAATGTACAACCAAGGTTTTATTTCATCAAACGAAAATGGTTGTTGACTAAAAACAACCATGGTTTTAATCTTAATTCAAGTTAACCACGGAGGTTGTTATGAACCCAGCAATCAAAACCGCGATCAATATCGTCGGTTCACAAAAGAAACTGGGCGATGCCTGCGAAGTTTCACAGCAGGCCGTCTATAAGTGGCTACACAACAAAGCAAAGGTATCCCCTGAACATGTCGGCAGCATTGTTACGGCTACTGGCGGGGTAGTTAAGGCATACCAGATTCGCCCGGATCTTCCGAAGTTGTTTCCACATACCGAAAAGAATGCAGCTTAAATTTCCTTTTCACGTTCTTTAACAATAAGCAATCAACTTAACAGACTGATGAACAGTCAATTCAGACTAAAGGAATCAATTATGCAACCAATTACATACCAACAGACTAGCGGATTTATCCCGACTGCGGTGATAAATCGTTCTCAAATAAAACAGGTGCCAGGCCACGAAAAAATCCGTGATGCCGTCCGCGCCTGGTCGGCTGTAGATAATCAGGATGTCGTTGCCGCACTCATTGTGAATGAGTATCGAGCACAGGGCGGCGGCACTATCGATTTTCCTGATGATGTCAGTCGTGCACGCCAGAAGCTGTTCCGCTTTCTCGATAACAAATTCGATTCTGAAAAATACCGAAATAACGTGCGTGAACTGACTCCAGCAATTCTGGCAGTACTACCGCTGAAATATCGCGGCCACCTGGTTGAGCAGGATAGCTTCATGGCTCGACTGGTTGAAATGGAAAAGGAGCTCAGCGAGGCAAAACAGGCGGTCATTCTCAACGCACCACGCCACCAGAAACTGAAGGAGATGAGTGAAGGCATTGTGTCGATGTTTCGTGTGGATCCTGATCTGGCTGGTCCATTGATGGCGATGGTTACCACCATGCTGGGGGCAATATGACAGGTTCAGAAATGGCGAAAGCCGGTCTGCGGGAACAGAACCGACTTTCAGGTGCAAATCGTAACGCACTCATTGCGGGAGGAATTATGGCAAACACTGCTGAGATATTCAATTTTCCAGTGCCGGATATGGCACAAAAGGAGCCGCGCGTGGCAGATCTCGATGATGGTTATACGCGCATTGCAAATGAGTTGCTGGAAGCTGTAATGCTGGCCGGATTAACACAGCACCAGCTTCTGGTCTTCCTGGCTGTCATGCGCAAAACATATGGCTTTAATAAAAAACTGGATTGGGTGAGCAACGAGCAACTTTCCGAATTGACCGGGATATTGCCGCACAAGTGTTCTGCTGCAAAAAGTGTTCTGGTAAAGCGTGGGATTTTTATTCAGAGCGGGCGGAATATCGGCATCAATAATGTGGTCAGTGAATGGTCAACATTACCCGAATCAGGAAAGAAAAATAAAGTTTACCTGAAAGAGGTAAATTTACCTGAATCAGGTAAGAAAAATTTACCCAAATCAGGTAAAGGCGCTTACCCGAATCAGGTAAACACAAAAGACAAACTAACAAAAGACAATATAAAACCTTTTTCGTCCGAGAATTCTGGCGAATCCTCTGACCAGCCAGAAAACGACCTTCCTGTGGTGAAACCGGATGCTGCAATTCAGAGTGGCAGCAAGTGGGGGACAGCAGAAGACCTGACCGCCGCAGAGTGGATGTTTGACATGGTGAAGACCATCGCGCCATCAGCCAGAAAACCGAATTTTGCAAGGTGGGCTAACGATATCCGCCTGATGCGTGAACGTGACGGACGTAACCACCGTGACATGTGCGTGCTGTTCCGCTGGGCATGCCAGGACAACTTCTGGTCCGGTAACGTGCTGAGTCCAGCCAAACTCCGCGACAAGTGGACCCAGCTCGAAATCAACCGAAACAAGCAACAGGCTGGCGTGACAGCCGGCACACCAAAACTCGACCTGACGAACACTGACTGGATTTACGGGGTGGAGCTATGAAAAACATCGCCGCACAGATGGTTAACTTTGACCGTGAGCAGATGCGCCGGATCGCCAACAACATGCCGGAACAGTACGAAGAAAAGCCGCAGGTACAACAGGTAGCGCAGATCATCAATGGTGTGTTCAGCCAGTTACTGGCAACTTTCCCTGCGAGCCTGGCTAACCGGGATCAGAACGAATTGAACGAAATCCGCCGCCAGTGGGTTCTGGCTTTCCGGGAAAACGGGATCACCACAATGGAACAGGTTAACGCAGGAATGTGCGTAGCCCGTCGGCAGAATCGACCGTTCCTGCCATCTCCCGGGCAGTTTGTTGCCTGGTGCCGGGAAGAAGCATCCGTTAACGCCGGGCTGCCAAACGTCAGCGAGCTGGTTGATATGGTCTATGAGTATTGTCGGAAGCGTGGCCTGTATCCAGATGCAGAGTCTTATCCGTGGAAATCAAACGCGCACTACTGGCTGGTTACCAACCTGTACCAGAATATGCGGGCCAATGCGCTTACTGATGCGGAATTACGGCGCAAGGCTGCCGATGAACTGACTTGTATGACCGCGCGAATTAACCGTGGTGAGGCGATACCTGAACCAGTAAAACAACTTCCTGTCATGGGCGGTAGACCTCTAAATCGCGCACAGGCTCTGGAGAAGATCGCCGAAATCAAAGCGAAGTTTGGGCTGAAAGGAGCAAGTGTATGACGGGCAAAGAGGCAATTATTGATTACCTGGGGACGCATAAGAGCTTCTGTGCGTTGGAGGTTGTTGCACTATCAGCTGTAACAGTGTGAGGGGCCGATGAATTCGCATTACTGGTCGTTGTGATCAACGCCATTCTTCTGTCTCTTCTTTATCTACAGAAGCAGGAGAGCTGATGGCGAAAAAAAGAACTCAACGCAGCGGCGTCAGTGCTACAACGACTGGCTAGTCCACGCAAGGCGAGTTCACCGGATGCTTACAATATTATCAGAGATAACGGAAAAGAATAAAAACAATAAAATCTCGGAATATTACCCGATAAAATATTTTCAGGTGTCCATTAAGAAAATGTCGATGAATATTATTGTGGTGATAACGGAATTAGGCAAAAATCATCCTGCACGATGAGCGAAAGAGCCCCCCATAGCAATATATTGCAGGGGGCTTTAGTTAATCACAGTAAGCGTGTAATTATAATTTAGAAAAGGTTTGTTCAGAAGTTATAGGTTACACCAAGCATAATGTCATGACTTTTTACATCAACATCTGATTTATATTTATCGCCCCAATCATCGGTATAAGTCACATTGGCATCACCTGCATCCAGGTAGCGATAACTGATGTCCAGACTGACATCTGGAGTTACGTCATAGCGGACGCCAGCACCAAGGCTCCATGCGAAGTTATCAGAAGAATCTGAACGGGAATCAGATGCGCGGTCACTGTATCCGTATCCATTATCGAAGGTGATGACACCCGTTGATTTCTGATGAATTCTTGCATAACCAATCCCTGCGGACACCCAAGGGGTGAATGCGCTGTCGTTCCGGAAGTCATAGTACGCGTTCAACATCAGGCTGTTGACTGACACCTCATTCTTCATGTCAGCTCGCACCCAGTCGTCCTTAAAAAGATTGTATTCTGTATCAGCCTTTCCGCGGGCATAAAATTCAAGCTCCGTACGAACAGGAATACTGAACTGTGGGTAAAAGTCATAACCCGCTGCGATACCACCACTAAACGCCGTGTCATGGTTGTTGCTGCCCTTAAATCCAGTTGACCAATCGCCTTCATCATACTGAAAACGCTGGTCTGATAACGACGCCACAGAGGCACCGGCTTTACCGGTTAGATAAAACCCGTTTTTACTTTCCTCAGCACTCGCATTTGCAGCAAATGCACACACGGCGGCAATGAATGAAATAGCCAAACCCTTTTTCATTTTAATTATCTCCATTTTCACACAGTTGTTGTAAAGAGTGTTCGGAGTATTTAAAACAGATATAAGTGCAGTTTCAATCGTATAAATTCGAGTGAATTTCTCGATAATATCGATGTATCACTTCCGTGACAATTTATGCAGCTAACTGAATTCACACGTAACAATAACCAGCATAAATTAGGCTGCGGCTAAAATGATATGGGCAGGAATCTTGGTCATTGATAGTAAGGACTGGCGAACGGTGTATTATCGGTTTGCTACCCGGGGAGAACGGGCAGGAAAGGTGAGCCGAACCTGATTTTTAAGGAGTGTCGCCGGAGTACCGCGATGAAACGGATATTGAGAGTATACAAAAGAACATCAATGGATACACAATGATGAAACCGGTGAGTTGAGTTCAATCTGTAGTACAATTCTCTCCAGTTTGAACAGGAAAGAATATGCTATGAATCCTTATATTTATCTTGGTGGTGCAATACTTGCAGAGGTCATTGGTACAACCTTAATGAAGTTTTCAGAAGGTTTTACACGGTTATGGCCATCTGTTGGTACAATTATTTGTTACTGTGCATCATTCTGGTTATTAGCTCAGACGCTGGCTTATATTCCTACAGGGATTGCTTATGCTATCTGGTCAGGAGTCGGTATTGTCCTGATTAGCTTACTGTCATGGGGGTTTTTCGGCCAACGGCTGGACCTGCCAGCCGTTATAGGCATGATGTTGATTTGTGCCGGTGTGTTGGTTATTAATTTATTGTCACGAAGCACACCACATTAAAAATAATTTCTTTTAAAAGACTGAAATATGGCGGTTCATATCTTTACATGGGCCGCTTTTGTTAATGTTTTTAGTTTTTATGTATTCTTTTGTGCCTTCAAGATTATTGCGTAAGCAAATTGCAATACGATTATTGTTGTATATTCAAGAGAATGTGATCGTAATTGTCTTTTTAAATAAAAATTAAACAAAAATTATATCTCACCACTAAGATTTATAAAAGCATACGTTAGCAGGTGTCACCATGAAAAAAGCCATAGCATATATGCGATTTTCATCACCAGGTCAGATGTCTGGCGACTCATTAAACCGACAGAGAAGACTTATTGCTGAATGGTTAAAGGTAAATAGTGATTATTATCTTGATACCATAACATATGAAGATTTAGGATTAAGTGCATTCAAAGGAAAGCATGCACAATCAGGAGCTTTTTCGGAATTTTTAGATGCTATAGAGCATGGTTATATATTGCCAGGAACTACATTGTTAGTTGAAAGTCTGGACAGACTTTCAAGAGAAAAAGTCGGTGAAGCGATTGAACGTCTGAAATTGATTTTGAATCACGGTATTGATGTTATAACTCTTTGCGACAATACAGTCTATAATATTGACTCTTTGAATGAGCCATATTCATTAATAAAAGCCATACTTATAGCACAAAGGGCAAATGAAGAAAGCGAGATAAAGTCAAGTCGGGTTAAATTATCATGGAAGAAAAAACGGCAGGATGCACTGGAATCAGGTACGATTATGACGGCGTCTTGTCCGAGATGGCTCTCCTTAGATGACAAAAGAACGGCCTTTGTTCCAGACCCCGACAGGGTGAAAACTATTGAGCTAATTTTTAAACTCAGGATGGAAAGGCGCTCATTGAATGCAATAGCCAAGTATTTAAATGATCATGCTGTAAAGAATTTCTCAGGAAAAGAAAGTGCATGGGGGCCTTCTGTAATTGAAAAATTATTAGCGAATAAAGCTCTGATAGGTATATGCGTACCTTCATATCGTGCAAGAGGGAAAGGGATAAGTGAAATCGCTGGCTATTATCCCAGAGTCATATCAGATGATTTGTTTTACGCTGTACAGGAAATTCGGTTGGCACCTTTTGGTATTAGCAATAGTAGCAAGAATCCTATGCTAATAAATCTACTTCGAACAGTTATGAAGTGTGAGGCTTGTGGTAATACCATGATTGTTCATGCGGTATCTGGAAGTTTGCATGGCTATTATGTTTGTCCGATGAGAAGATTACATCGATGTGACAGGCCATCAATAAAAAGAGATTTGGTTGATTATAATATCATTAATGAATTGCTTTTTAATTGTGGCAAAATTCAACCAGTTGAAAACAAGAAAGATGCTAATGAAACTTTAGAGTTAAAAATTATTGAGCTTCAGATGAAAATTAATAATTTAATCGTTGCATTGTCTGTCGCGCCTGAAGTTACCGCTATAGCAGAAAAAATCAGAGTATTAGATAAGGAATTACGAAGGGCTTCGGTATCATTAAAAACTTTGAAGAGTAAAGCGGTGAGTTCACTTGGTGATTTTCATGCTATTGACTTAACCAGTAAAAATGGGCGAGAGCTATGTCGTACACTTGCCTATAAAACATTCGAAAAAATCATAATCAATACAGATAATAAAACCTGTGATATCTATTTTATGAATGGCATTGTTTTTAAACACTATCCTTTAATGAAAACAATATCCGCCCAGCAGGCGATAAGTACTCTCAAATATATGGTTGATGGTGAGGTTTATTTTTGAGTAATAATCACTTTTTCAACCGTGCTATAGTAAGAAAGTTAGGTAAGTACAATAAAAGTATCTATCCTGAACGAAGCGTCCTGAGCTATGGTTTTACTATAGGGACTGCCAATGGATGCTGGCGTTCTCGTTCTAGCAGTTCAACAATTCCCAATCACAAAACAATTCACTGATAACGAACTTTGCACACTCGCCTGGTTATGGCGAGCAGGGAATGTGATGTTAATTGCCTACCAGAACGTTACTCATCTTCTTCAGGATGCGGAGCATGGTGAGGCTGGTCACTTCACTTCCATCGAGCAAGAATATCCCCAGATACTCAACAGAGCGCGAGCAATCCTCGCCCGAGAAACGGCACATGTAAAACTTCAGCCGTGGCAGGATGATAAGTGGAGTCGAGTATTGCCGCATTTACCTCAGAATCTGTTTCAATAAAGGCGCTAGTTAGTAAGGCTTCCGTCATTCTGCGATGACGGAAGTGCGGGCTGCGTACGGGAGAGCAATTGTATGAATAATATAAATATTCCGCTCACTCCATATAGCGATTTCTGATACAAACTTATCTATTGTGGTAAAATTATAGAAACAAACTTATAGCGTACTAACCATATGGACAATATTAATAAACACGGGCTCTCAAGAAGAATACCTGAGACAATAAAACGTCAGATAAGGCAAAGGTGCGGCTTTGGCTGTGTAATTTGTGGATTTGGATTTTATGATTATGAGCATTTTAAACCTGACTTCGTTGATGCCAAAATACATGATCCGAATGGAATGACACTTCTTTGCTCCCAATGCAATCAAAAAAGAGCTCGTGGTAGACTTTCAGCACAGACAGTGGAAATAGCTGACAGAAATCCCAAGTGCTTACAGGCTGGTTTTGCAAATGAAATGTTTGATTTTCATAATGAGCCTATAACAGTAAAATTTGCAGGAGTGACGTTTCATAACTGTCAAAATTTGATTGTAGTCAACGAACAACCCATTCTTTCTGTGAAACCTTCACCCATACCACATGGACCGATGCTTTTATCAGGAATTTTCTGTAATTCTATTGGTAAGGAGACTTTACTGATAGATGAAAATGAATGGAAAGCTAAATCAGACAATTGGGATGTGGAGTGTACCGGCCCGCGTATAACAATACGACGTGGGCCAGGAGAGTTTGCCCTCGTTCTAAAAATGGAACCTCCAACAGGATTGATTGTTGAGCGTCTTGATATGTTGTATGAAGGGGTCAGGATGAAAGGAGATAAAGATCTGCTGGAAGTTTCGATTAATGGAGGTCCCTTGCACAGATGGCAATCATGCTCAATGTCAAATTGCCATACAGGGCTTGCGATTCAGGGCGGTATTAGAGCTGCTAATGATCCTTTGTATTGCGCCTAAATCCACTAAATTGATTTTCAACAATCAACTTGCCATAATTAAGTCACCGGAGTTTGAACTCCTCCGGTGACTTCTGCGCTAAACGGGGACGTTTATGCGCACATACAATCCAACCTCTCTTCTCCATTCACAGATGCAGAAATGCACCTGCGATATTTTGCATCCAGCGTTTGATCTCTGCGGAGGTGAAGCGTGAACCTCCCACAAGATGGTATCAAATTGCATCGCGGTAACTTCACCGCTATCGGTCGGCAGATCCAGCCTTATCTGGAGGACGGCAAATGCTTTCGCATGGTGCTTAAACCGTGGCGCGAGAGACGCAGTCTTTCCCAGAATGCACTCAGCCACATGTGGTACAGCGAAATCAGTGAATACCTCATCAGCAAGGGTAAAACGTTCGCTACTCCAGCTTGGGTAAAAGATGCTCTCAAACACACATATCTCGGTTATGAAACCAAAGACCTGGTTGATGTCGTAACCGGTGATATCACCACTATCCAGTCGTTACGCCATACCTCCGATCTTGATACCGGAGAGATGTATGTCTTCCTGTGTAAGGTTGAAGCCTGGGCGATGAATATTGGTTGCCACCTGACTATTCCACAGAGCTGCGAGTTTCAGCTGCTGCGCGACAAGCAGGAGGCGTAATGGCTACACCGCTTATTCGTGTCATGAACGGACACATCTACAGAGTACCAAATCGTCGTAAGCGTAAACCTGAGCTGAAGCCATCCGAAATACCAACACTGCTCGGATATACCGCCAGCTTGGTTGATAAAAAATGGTTGCGACTGGCAGCAAGGAGGAGTCATGGCTGATTTGAGAAAAGCAGCGCGTGGTCGGGAATGCCAGGTAAGAATCCCTGGCGTATGTAATGGCAACCCTGAAACGTCTGTACTGGCACATATCCGGCTGGCTGGATTGTGCGGTACCGGTATCAAACCGCCAGACCTGATTGCCACCATTGCATGTTCTGCCTGCCACGACGAAATCGACCGCCGCACACATTTTGTCGATGCTGCATATGCAAAAGAATGCGCGCTGGAAGGTATGGCGAGAACACAGGTTATCTGGCTGAAAGAGGGGGTTATTAAGGCGTGAATACCTACAGCATCACATTACCCTGGCCTCCGAGCAATAATCGCTATTACCGCCATAATCGCGGGCGCACGCACATCAGCGCAGAGGGGCAGGCATACCGCGATAACGTCGCCCGAATCATTAAAAACGCAATGCTGGATATCGGCCTGGCTATGCCTGTGAAAATCCGCATTGAGTGCCACATGCCGGATCGCCGTCGCCGTGACCTGGATAATCTGCAAAAAGCCGCTTTTGACGCACTCACTAAAGCAGGTTTCTGGCTGGATGATGCTCAGGTCGTTGATTACCGCGTTGTGAAGATGCCTGTTACCAAAGGTGGGAGGCTGGAACTGACCATCACCGAAATGGGGAATGAATGATGTTTGAGTTTTATATGGCAGAACTTCTTCGCCACCGCTGGGGGCATCTGCGCTTATATCGTTTCCCCGGTTCTGTTTTGACCGATTACCGAATACTGAAGAATTACGCCAAAACCCTGACAGGAGCAGGAGTATGAAGTCAGAGATAACAATCAACTAATACTGTTTTGTTGATTTTTGCTTGTGATTGGCGTTCTGGTCTGATTTTTGTGGAGTAAGTTGATGCGTGATATTCAGATGGTTCTTGAGCGTTGGGGAGCGTGGGCGGCTAATAATCATGAAGATGTGACCTGGTCGTCCATTGCCGCCGGTTTTAAGGGATTAATTCCTTCAAAAGTAAAATCTCGCCCGCAATGTTGTGACGATGACGCGATGATCATTTGCGGGTGCATGGCCCGTCTGAAAAAGAACAACAGCGATTTGCACGATTTATTAGTAGATTATTATGTAGTCGGTATGACATTCATGTCACTGGCAGGTAAGCATTGCTGCTCTGATGGTTATATCGGGAAAAGGTTACAGAAGGCTGAGGGCATAATTGAAGGGATGTTAATGGCATTAGATATCCGGTTAGAGATGGATATCGTTGTTAATAACTCTAATTAATATGCCAATTGTTTACTAAAAATTATTAAAAATGGGGCGTTGAGACGCCCCCAAAAATAAAGGGTAATATATAACAGAAGGTTTATATAGTTAGAAGCAAGGTTGTGCTTCTAAAGGAAGTGGCTTGAGGGAGCCACTTATATGTTGGGGAGGCAACGCCTCCCGCAACATATCTTTTTCGTAATCAGATTAGAACTGGTAAACCAGACCTACAGCAACGATGTCATCAGTGCTTACACCGAGTGCTTTAGTGAAGTCATTTTTGTCAAGCAGGTTGATTTTGTAATCAACGAAAGTAGACATATTTTTGTTGAAGTAATAGGTTGCACCTACATCAACATATTTGACTAAGTCCTGATCGCCCCATACTCCAAGATCTTTACCTTTAGATTGCAGGTAAGCAACGGACGGACGCAGACCGAAATCGAACTGATATTGTGCAACAGCTTCGAAGTTTTGGGCTTTATTAGCAACGAAGTGATCAGCAAATACAGTCATATTCTGGGTTTCAGAATAGGTAGTGGCCAGGTAAATGTTGTTAGCGTCATATTTCAGACCTGCGGCCCAAACTTCTGCATTTTTACCGGAAGCAAATACTTCAGGAAGAACTTTCCCTGCATTAACTTGAGTGTCGGTACGATCAGATTTCGCATAAGTTGCACCGATACCGAATCCTTCGTATTCATAGGTAGCAGAGAAACCGAAGCCATCACCGTTACCTTCAGTGTAGTTATCGAAATCGCTACGATCGTTTTTGCCTTGGTACTGAGCAGCAAAGTTCAGACCATCAACCAGACCAAAGAAGTCGTTGTTACGATAGGTTGCAACACCAGTGGTGCGACCAGTCATGAACACATCTGTTTGGGTCCAGGTATCGCCACCGAATTCTGGCAGAACGTCAGTCCACGCACCGATGTCGTATGCTACACCGTAGTTACGGCCGTAATCGATTGAGCCGTAGTCACCGAATTTCAGGCCTGCAAATGCAAGACGGGTTTTGTCTTTGGAGGAACCTTGAGATTCAGCGCGGTTGCCTTTGAATTCATATTCCCACTGACCGAAACCAGTCAGTTGATCGTTGATTTGGGTTTCACCTTTGAAGCCAAGACGGGCATAAGTAGTATCACCATCATCTGCATCATTAGAGGAGAAGTAGTGCTTGGCATTAACTTTCCCGTACAGATCCAGCTTGTTACTGTCTTTATTATAAATTTCAGCTGCCTGAGCAGACATCGCCATCAGTACTGATGCAGCTACAGCAGAAATTGCCACTGTTAATTTTTTCATCGTGAGCCCTTTTTTTTGAACTATTATTAAAAAATGATGTCACTGCGCGATAAATATTCATCTAATCAATGTGATTATTTCAAGATGTAAGTTTTGGTTTCTCGTTTGATTTGTGAAGTAGATCTCTATTTTTATCTGAACTTTTTTCTATCGAATCCTATTCATAGCTCTTGGCTGAATAAAAATAAATCTATTAGCCAATTTATATTAACGGCTGTTATTTATAAGTGCTCTATAATTTGAAGGTTCAATTTAAATCGGCTAAAAATAACACTGGAAATTATTTGTTGGTTATTTGTTGAGGTTTTCTTATGTATTTGTGGTGGTGTTTTGAACACTCGGTAGCATTCTCATAAATATCATTCAGTGGTTTACGTACGTAAAAAATTGGTTATGCTGTTAAGAGTGGTTACTTCGTCACACAGCTTAAACCCGCCGTCGAGCTGGTTTTTCCATTTTTTGAGTCTCGATATTAGCTGATAACTCAATACCTGAGTTATTCACTGACTCCGAGTCTGTTACGTTTCTGCTTTTTTGCGATACGTTGTATTCCCTCAATTTACACCCGCTTTGTCTGCGAGGTGGGGTTATGAAATCCATGGATAAGTTAACAACGGGTGTCGCCTATGGCACCTCAGCAGGTAGTGCCGGTTACTGGTTTTTACAGCTGCTCGATAAAGTCACGCCCTCACAGTGGGCAGCAATAGGTGTGCTGGGTAGCCTGGTATTTGGCCTGCTGACGTACCTGACAAACCTTTATTTCAAGATTAAAGAAGATAAGCGCAAGGCTGCGAGAGGTGAATAATGCCTCCATCATTACGAAAAGCCGTTGCTGCTGCTATTGGTGGCGGAGCAATTGCTATAGCATCAGTGTTAATTACTGGCCCAAGAGGTAACGATGGTCTGGAAGGTGTCAGCTACATACCATACAAAGATATTGTTGGTGTATGGACTGTATGTCACGGGCATACAGGAAAAGACATCATGCTCGGTAAAACGTATACCAAAGCAGAATGCAAAGCCCTCCTGAATAAAGACCTTGCCACGGTCGCCAGACAAATTAACCCGTACATCAAAGTCGATATACCGGAAACAATGCGCGGCGCTCTTTACTCATTCGTTTACAACGTGGGTGCTGGCAATTTCAGAACATCGACGCTTCTTCGCAAAATAAACCAGGGCGATATCAAAGGCGCATGTGATCAGCTACGTCGCTGGACATATGCTGGCGGTAAGCAATGGAAAGGTCTCATGACTCGTCGTGAGATTGAGCGTGAAATCTGTTTGTGTGGTCAGCAATGAACAGAGTAACCGCGATTATCTCCGCTCTGGTTATCTGCATCATCGTCGGCCTGTCATGGGCTGTTAATCATTACCGTGATAACGCCATTACCTACAAAGCCCAGCGCGACAAAAATGCCAGAGAACTGAAGCTGGCGAACGCGGCAATTACTGACATGCAGATGCGTCAGCGTGATGTTGCTGCGCTCGATGCAAAATACACGAAGGAGTTAGCTGATGCGAAAGCTGAAAATGATGCTCTGCGTGATGATGTTGCCGCTGGTCGTCGTCGGTTGCACATCAAAGCAGTCTGTCAGTCAGTGCGTGAAGCCACCACCGCCTCCGGCGTGGATAATGCAGCCTCCCCCCGACTGGCAGACACCGCTGAACGGGATTATTTCACCCTCAGAGAGAGGCTGATCACTATGCAAAAACAACTGGAAGGAACCCAGAAGTATATTAATGAGCAGTGCAGATAGAGCTGCCCATATCGATGGGCAACTCATGCAATTATTGTGAGCAATACACACGCGCTTCCAGCGGAGTATAAATGCCTAAAGTAATAAAACCGAGCAATCCATTTACGAATGTTTGCTGGGTTTCTGTTTTAACAACATTTTCTGCGCCGCCACAAATTTTGGCTGCATCAACAGTTTTCTCCTGTCCAATTCCCGAAACGAAGAAGTGATGGGTGATGGTTTCCTTTGGTGTTACTGCTGTCGGTTTGTTTCCAACAGTAAACGTCTGTTGAGCACATCCTGTAATAAGCATTGCCAGAGCGGCAGAAAACAACATTTTTTTCATCTTATTATCCTGCATTGTTAAAAACGGCAGAATCCTATGTGACAACAATTAAACGATAGTTAAATGGATTGATGAAAATTAAAACTATATAGGTGTACGCTCAGACTATTGGAGGAAGTTGGGGACACTCAGAATCCTGTGGAATGAAATAAACCGGTCTATCCGTCTATTACCCTTTTAGCTGCGCTGTATCGTCGCCGTATTCCCGCATTAACCATGACCGTAGCCCGACGAGGAATTCCTTCTGCGTGAGTGTGCGGGAATAATCAAAAACGATGCACACCGGGTTTTACTGTGCTGACAGACGCAGGGTTACCCTCATAGTCGCTTTTCCGGTGCGATGGTGGAAGAAACCGGGATGTTCATCCATCATCACTTTGGATTGATGTATATGCTCTCTTTTCTGACGTTAGTCTCCGACGGCAGGCTTCAATGACCCAGGCTGAGAAATTCCCAGACCCTTTTTGCTCAAGAGCGATGTTAATTTGTTCAATCATTTGGTTAGGAAAGCGGATGTTGCGGGTTGTTGTTCTGCGGGTTCTGTTCTTCGTTGACATGAGGTTGTCCCGTATTCAGTGTCGCTGATTTGTATTGTCTGAAGTTGTTTTTACGTTAAGTTGATGCAGATCAATTAATACGATACCTGCGTCATAATTGATTATTTGACGTGGTTTGATGGCGTAGATGCACGTTGTGACATGTAGATGATAATTATTATCATTTTGCGGGTCCTTTCCGGCGATCCGACAGGTTACGGGGCGGCGACCTCGCGGGTTTTCGCTATTTATGAAAATTTTCCGGTTTAAGGCGTTTCCGTTCTTCTTCGTCGTAACTTAATGTTTTTATTTAAAATACCCCCTAAAAAGAAAGGAAACGACAGGTGCTGAAAACGAACTTTTGGGCCTCTGTCGTTTCCTTTCTCTGTTTTTGGCCGTGGAATGAACAATGGAAGTCAACAAAAAGCAGCTGGCTGACATTTTCGGTGCGAGTATCCGTACCATTCAGAACTGGCAGGAACAGGGAATGCCCGTTCTGCGAGGCGGTGGCAAGGGTAATGAGGTGCTTTATGACTCTGCCGCCGTTATAAAATGGTATGCCGAAAGGGATGCTGAAATTGAGAACGAAAAGCTGCGCCGGGAGGTTGAAGAACTGCGCCAGGCCAGCGAGGCAGATCTCCAGCCAGGGACTATTGAGTACGAACGCCATCGACTTACGCGTGCGCAGGCCGACGCACAGGAACTGAAGAATGCCAGAGACTCAGCTGAAGTGGTGGAAACCGCATTCTGTACTTTCGTGCTGTCGCGGATCGCAGGTGAAATTGCCAGTATTCTCGACGGGATCCCCCTGTCGGTGCAGCGGCGTTTTCCGGAACTGGAAAACCGACATGTTGATTTCCTGAAACGGGATATCATCAAAGCCATGAACAAAGCAGCCGCGCTGGATGAACTGATACCGGGGTTGCTGAGTGAATATATCGAACAGTCAGGTTAACAGGCTGCGGCATTTTGTCCGCGCCGGGCTTCGCTCACTGTTCAGGCCGGAGCCACAGACCGCCGTTGAATGGGCGGATGCCAATTACTATCTCCCGAAAGAATCCGCATACCAGGAAGGGCGCTGGGAAACACTGCCCTTTCAGCGGGCCATCATGAATGCGATGGGCAGCGACTACATCCGTGAGGTGAATGTGGTGAAGTCTGCCCGTGTCGGTTATTCCAAAATGCTGTTGGGTGTTTATGCCTACTTCATAGAGCATAAGCAGCGCAACACCCTTATCTGGTTGCCGACGGATGGTGATGCCGAGAACTTTATGAAAACCCACGTTGAGCCGACTATTCGTGATATTCCGTCGCTGCTGGCGCTGGCCCCGTGGTATGGCAAAAAGCACCGGGATAACACGCTCACCATGAAGCGTTTCACTAATGGGCGTGGCTTCTGGTGCCTGGGCGGTAAAGCGGCAAAAAACTACCGTGAAAAGTCGGTGGATGTGGCGGGTTATGATGAACTTGCTGCTTTTGATGATGATATTGAACAGGAAGGCTCTCCGACGTTCCTGGGTGACAAGCGTATTGAAGGCTCGGTCTGGCCAAAGTCCATCCGTGGCTCCACGCCCAAAGTGAGAGGCACCTGTCAGATTGAGCGTGCAGCCAGTGAATCCCCGCATTTTATGCGTTTTCATGTTGCCTGCCCGCACTGCGGGGAGGAGCAGTACCTTAAATTTGGCGATAAAGAGACGCCGTTTGGCCTCAAATGGACGCCGGATGATCCCTCCAGCGTGTTTTATCTCTGCGAACATAATGCCTGCGTCATCCGCCAGCAGGAGCTGGACTTCACTGATGCCCGTTATATCTGCGAAAAGACCGGGATCTGGACCCGTGATGGCATTCTCTGGTTTTCGTCATCCGGTGAAGAGATTGAGCCGCCGGACAGCGTGACCTTTCACATCTGGACGGCGTACAGCCCGTTCACCACCTGGGTGCAGATTGTCAAAGACTGGATGAAAACGAAAGGGGATACGGGAAAACGTAAAACCTTCGTGAACACCACGCTCGGTGAGACATGGGAAGCGAAAATCGGTGAACGTCCGGATGCTGAAGTGATGGCAGAGCGGAAAGAGCATTATTCAGCGCCCGTTCCTGACCGTGTGGCTTACCTGACTGCCGGTATCGACTCCCAGCTGGATCGCTACGAAATGCGCGTATGGGGATGGGGGCCGGGTGAGGAAAGCTGGCTGATTGACCGGCAGATTATTATGGGCCGCCACGATGATGAACAGACGCTGCTGCGTGTGGATGAGGCCATCAATAAAACCTATATCCGCCGGAATGGTGCAGAAATGTCGGTATCCCGTATCTGCTGGGATACTGGCGGGATTGACCCGACCATTGTGTATGAACGCTCGAAAAAGCATGGGCTGTTCCGGGTGATCCCCATTAAAGGGGCATCCGTCTACGGAAAGCCTGTGGCCAGCATGCCACGTAAGCGAAACAAAAACGGGGTTTACCTTACCGAAATTGGTACGGATACCGCGAAAGAGCAGATTTATAACCGCTTCACACTGACGCCGGAAGGGGATGAACCGCTTCCCGGTGCCGTTCACTTCCCGAATAACCCGGATATTTTTGATCTGACCGAAGCGCAGCAGCTGACTGCTGAAGAGCAGGTCGAAAAATGGGTGGATGGCAGGAAAAAAATACTGTGGGACAGCAAAAAGCGACGCAATGAGGCGCTCGACTGCTTCGTTTATGCGCTGGCGGCGCTGCGCATCAGTATTTCCCGCTGGCAGCTGGATCTCAGTGCACTGCTGGCGAGCCTGCAGGAAGAGAATGGTGCAGCAACCAACAAGAAAACACTGGCAGATTACGCCCGTGCCTTATCCGGAGAGGATGAATGACGCGACAGGGAGAACTTGCCGCTGCCCGTGCGGCACTGCATGACCTGATGACAGGTAAACGGGTGGCAACGGTACAGAAAGACGGACGGCGAGTGGAGTTTACGGCCACTTCCGTGTCTGACCTGAAAAAATACATTGCGGAGCTGGAGGTGCAGACCGGCATGACACAGCGACGCAGGGGACCTGCAGGATTTTATGTATGAAAACGCCCACCATTCCCACCCTTCTGGGACCGGACGGTATGACATCGCTGCGTGAATATGCCGGTTATCACGGCGGTGGCAGCGGATTTGGTGGGCAGTTGCGGGCGTGGAACCCACCGGGTGAAAGTGTGGATGCAGCCCTGCTGCCCAACTTTACCCGTGGCAATGCCCGCGCAGACGATCTGGTACGCAATAACGGCTATGCCGCCAACGCCATCCAGTTGCATCAGGATCATATCGTCGGGTCTTTTTTCCGGCTCAGTCATCGCCCAAGCTGGCGCTATCTGGGCATCGGGGAGGAAGAAGCCCGTGCCTTTTCCCGCGAGGTTGAAGCGGCATGGAAAGAGTTTGCCGAGGATGACTGCTGCTGCATTGACGTTGAGCGAAAACGCACGTTTACCATGATGATTCGGGAAGGTGTGGCCATGCACGCCTTTAACGGTGAACTGTTCGTTCAGGCCACCTGGGATACCAGTCCGTCGCGGCTTTTCCGGACACAGTTCCGGATGGTCAGCCCGAAGCGCATCAGCAACCCGAACAATACCGGCGACAGCCGGAACTGCCGTGCCGGTGTGCAGATTAATGACAGCGGTGCGGCGCTGGGATATTACGTCAGCGAGGACGGGTATCCTGGCTGGATGCCGCAGAAATGGACATGGATACCCCGTGAATTACCCGGCGGGCGCGCCTCGTTCATTCACGTTTTTGAACCCGTGGAGGACGGGCAGACCCGCGGTGCAAATGTGTTTTACAGCGTAATGGAGCAGATGAAGATGCTCGACACGCTGCAGAACACGCAGCTGCAGAGCGCCATTGTGAAGGCGATGTATGCCGCCACCATTGAAAGTGAGCTGGATACGCAGTCAGCGATGGATTTTATTCTGGGCGCGAACAGTCAGGAGCAGCGGGAAAGGCTGACGGGCTGGATTGGTGAAATTGCCGCGTATTACGCCGCAGCACCGGTCCGTCTGGGAGGCGCAAAAGTGCCGCACCTGATGCCGGGGGACTCACTGAACCTGCAGACGGCTCAGGACACGGATAACGGCTACTCCGTGTTTGAGCAGTCACTGTTGCGGTATATCGCTGCCGGGCTGGGTGTCTCGTATGAGCAGCTTTCCCGGAATTACGCCCAGATGAGCTACTCCACGGCACGGGCCAGTGCGAACGAGTCGTGGGCGTACTTTATGGGGCGGCGAAAATTCGTCGCATCCCGTCAGGCGAGCCAGATGTTTCTGTGCTGGCTGGAAGAGGCCATCGTTCGCCGCGTGGTGACGTTACCTTCAAAAGCGCGCTTCAGCTTTCAGGAAGCCCGCAGTGCCTGGGGGAACTGCGACTGGATAGGCTCCGGTCGTATGGCCATCGATGGTCTGAAAGAAGTTCAGGAAGCGGTGATGCTGATAGAAGCCGGACTGAGCACCTACGAGAAAGAGTGCGCGAAACGCGGTGACGACTATCAGGAAATTTTTGCCCAGCAGGTCCGTGAAACGATGGAGCGCCGTGCAGCCGGTCTTAAACCGCCCGCCTGGGCGGCTGCGGCATTTGAATCCGGACTGCGACAATCAACAGAGGAGGAGAAGAGTGACAGCAGAGCTGCGTAATCTCCCGCATATTGCCAGCATGGCTTTTAATGAGCCGCTGATGCTTGAACCCGCCTATGCGCGGGTTTTCTTTTGTGCGCTTGCAGGCCAGCTTGGGATCAGCCGCCTGACGGATGCAGTATCCGGCGACAGCCTGACTGCCGGAGAGGCACCCGCGGCGCTGGCGTTATCCGGTGATGATGACGGACCACGACAGGCCCGCAGTTATCAGGTCATGAACGGCATCGCCGTGCTGCCGGTGTCCGGCACGCTGGTCAGCCGGACGCGGGCGCTGCAGCCGTATTCGGGAATGACCGGTTACAACGGCATTATCGCCCGTCTGCAACAGGCTGCCAGCGACCCGATGGTGGACGGCATTCTGCTCGATATGGACACGCCCGGCGGAATGGTGGCAGGGGCATTTGACTGCGCTGACATCATCGCCCGTGTGCGTGACATAAAGCCGGTATGGGCGCTGGCCAATGACATGAACTGCAGTGCAGGGCAGCTGCTTGCCAGCGCCGCCTCCCGGCGTCTGGTCACGCAGACCGCCCGGACAGGCTCCATCGGCGTCATGATGGCTCACAGTAATTACGGTGCTGCGCTGGAGAAACAGGGCGTGGAAATCACGCTGATTTACAGCGGCAGCCATAAGGTGGATGGCAACCCCTACAGCCATCTACCGGATGATGTCCGGGAAACACTGCAGTCCCGGATGGATGCAACCCGCCGGATGTTTGCACAGAAGGTGTCGGCATATACCGGCCTGTCCGTGCAGGCTGTACTGGATACCGAGGCTGCAGTGTACAGCGGTCAGGAGGCCATTGATGCCGGACTGGCTGATGAACTTGTTAACAGTACCGATGCGATCACCGTCATGCGTGATGCACTGGATGCACGTAAATCCCGTCTCTCAGGAGGGCGAATGACCAAAGAGACTCAATCAACAACTGTGTCAGCCACTGCTTCGCAGGCTGACGTTACTGGCGTGGTGCAAGCGACGGAGGGCGAGAACGCCAGCGCTGCGCAGCCGGACGTGAACGCGCAGATCACCGCAGCGGTTGCGGCAGAAAACAGTCGCATTATGGGGATCCTCAACTGTGTGGAGGCTCACGGACGCGAAGAACAGGCACGCGTGCTGGCCGAAACCCCCGGTATGACCGTGGAAACGGCCCGCCGCATTCTGGCAGCTGCACCACAGAGTGCACAGGCGCGCAGTGACACTGCGCTGGATCGTCTGATGCAGGGGGCACCGGCACCGCTGGCTGCAGGTAACCCGGCATCTGATGCCGTTAACGATTTGCTGAACACACCAGTGTAAGGGATGTTTATGACGAGCAAAGAAACCTTTACCCATTACCAGCCGCTGGGCAACAGTGACCCGGCTCATACCGCAACCGCGCCCGGCGGATTGAGTAAGAAAACGCCAGCAATGACTCCGTTGATGCCGGATACCTCCACCCGTAAGCTGGTTGCGTGGGATGGCACCACCGACGGTGCTGCCGTTGGCATTCTTGCTGTTGCTGCTGACCAGACCAGCACCACGCTGACGTTCTACAAGTCCGGCACGTTCCGTTATGAGGATGTGCTCTGGCCGGAGGCTGCCAGCGACGAGGCGAAAAAACGGACCGCGTTTGCCGGAACGGCAATCAGCATCGTTTAACCTGACCCTTCATCACTAAAGGCCGCCTGTGCGGCTTTTTTTACGGGATTTTTTTATGTCGATGTACACAACCGCCCAGCTGCTGGCGGCAAATGAGCAGAAATTTAAGTTTGATCCGCTGTTTCTGCGTCTCTTTTTCCGTGAGAGCTATCCCTTCACCACGGAGAAAGTCTATCTCTCACAAATTCCGGGACTGGTAAACATGGCGCTGTACGTTTCGCCGATTGTTTCCGGTGAGGTTATCCGCTCCCGTGGCGGCTCCACCTCTGAATTTACACCGGGATATGTCAAGCCGAAGCATGAGGTGAATCCGCAGATGACCCTGCGTCGCCTGCCGGATGAAGATCCACAGAATCTGGCGGACCCGGCTTACCGCCGCCGTCGCATCATCATGCAGAACATGCGAGACGAAGAGCTGGCCATTGCTCAGGTCGAAGAGATGCAGGCCGTTTCTGCCGTGCTCAAGGGCAAATACACCATGACCGGTGAAGCCTTCGATCCGGTTGAGGTGGATATGGGCCGCAGTGCGGCGAACAACATCACGCAGTCCGGCGGCACGGAGTGGAGCAAGCGTGACAAGTCCACGTATGACCCGACCGACGATATCGAAGCCTACGCGCTGAACGCCAGCGGCGTGGTGAATATCATCGTGTTCGATCCGAAAGGCTGGGCGCTGTTCCGTTCCTTCAAAGCCGTCAGGGAGAAGCTGGATACCCGTCGCGGCTCTCATTCCGAGCTGGAGACAGCGGTAAAAGATCTGGGCAAAGCGGTGTCTTATAAGGGGATGTATGGCGATGTGGCCATCGTCGTGTATTCCGGACAGTACGTGGAAAACGGCGTCAAAAAGAACTTCCTGCCGGACAACACGATGGTGCTGGGGAACACTCAGGCTCGCGGTCTGCGCACCTATGGCTGCATTCAGGATGCGGACGCACAGCGCGAAGGCATTAACGCCTCTGCCCGTTACCCGAAAAACTGGGTGACCACCGGCGATCCGGCGCGTGAGTTCACCATGATTCAGTCAGCACCGCTGATGCTGCTGGCTGACCCTGATGAGTTCGTTTCCGTACAACTGGCGTAATCGTGGCCCTTCGGGGCCATTTTCTCTCTGTGGAGGAGTTCATGACGAAAGATGAACTGATTGCCCGTCTCCGGTCGCTGGGTGAGCAACTGAACCGTGATGTCAGCCTGACGGGGACGAAAGAAGAACTGGCGCTCCGTGTGGCAGAGCTGGAAGAGGAGCTTGATGACACGGATGACGCAGCCGGTCAGGACACGTCTGTCAGCCCGGAAAATGCACTGACCGGACATGAAAATGAGGTGGTATCAGCACAGACGGATACCGTGACTGATACGGCTGCTCTGGTCACGGTTGTGGCACTGGTGACGCTGCATACTGATGCACTTCACGCCACGCGGGATGAGGCTGTGGCATTTGTGCTGCCGGGAACGGCGTTCCGTGTCTCTGCCGGTGTGGCAGCCGAAATGACAGCGCGCGGCCTGGCCAGAATGCAATAACGGGAGGCGCTGTGGCTGATTTCGATAACCTGTTCGATGCTGCCATTGCCTGCGCCGATGAAACGATACGCGGGTACATGGGAACGTCAGCCACCATGACATCCGGTGAGCAGTCCGGTGCTGTGATACGTGGTGTTTTTGATGACCCTGAAAATATCAGCTATGCCGGACAGGGCGTGCGCGTTGAAGGCTCCAGCCCGTCCCTGTTTGTCCGGACTGATGATGTGCGGCAGCTGCGGCGCGGCGACACGCTGACCATCGGTGAGGAAAACTTCTGGATAGACCGGATTTCGCCGGATGATGGCGGAAGCTGTCATCTCTGGCTTGGGCGGGGCGTACCGCCTGCCGTTAACCGTCGCCGCTGAAAGGGGGATGTATGGCCATAAAAGGTCTTGAGCAGGCCGTTGAAAACCTCAGCCGTATCAGCAGAACGGCGGTGCCCGGTGCCGCCGCAATGGCCATTAACCGCGTTGCTTCATCCGCGATATCGCAGTCGGTGGCACAGGTTGCCCGTGAGACAAAGGTACGCCGGAAACTGGTAAAGGAAAGGGCCAGGCTGAAAAGGGCCACGGTCAAAAATCCGCAGGCCAGAATCAAGGTTAACCGGGGGGATTTGCCCGTAATAAAGCTGGGTAACGCGCGGGTTGTCCTGTCCCGACGCAGGCGTCGTAAAAAGGGGCAGCGTTCAGCCCTGAAAGGTGGCGGCAGTGTGCTTGTGGTGGGAAACCGTCGTATTCCCGGCGCGTTTATTCAGCAACTGAAAAATGGCCGGTGGCATGTCATGCAGCGTGTGGCCGGGAAAAACCGTTACCCCATTGATGTGGTGAAAATCCCGATGGCGGTGCCGCTGACCACGGCGTTTAAACAGAATATTGAACGGATACGGCGTGAACGTCTCCCGAAAGAGCTGGGCTATGCGCTGCAGCATCAACTGAGAATGGTAATAAAGCGATGAAACATACTGAACTCCGTGCAGCCGTACTGGATGCACTGGAGAAGCATGACACCGGGGCGACGCTTTTTGATGGTCGCCCCGCTGTTTTTGATGAGGAAGATTTTCCGGCAATTACCGTTTATCTCACCGGCGCTGAATACACGGGCGAAGAGCTGGACAGCGATACCTGGCAGGCGGAGCTGCATATTGAAGTTTTCCTGCCTGCTCAGGTGCCGGATTCAGAGCTGGATTCGTGGATGGAGTCCCGGATTTATCCGGTGATGAGCGATATCCCGGCACTGTCAGATTTGATCACCAGTATGGTGGCCAGTGGCTATGACTACCGGCGCGACGATGATGCGGGCCTGTGGAGTTCAGCCGATCTGACTTATGTCATTACCTATGAAATGTGAGGACGCTATGCCTGTACCAAATCCTGTAATGCCGGTGAAAGGTGCCGGGACCACCCTGTGGGTTTATAAGGGGAGCGGTGACCCTTATGCGAACCCGCTTTCAGACGTTGACTGGTCGCGTCTGGCAAAAGTTAAAGACCTGACGCCCGGCGAACTGACCGCTGAGTCCTATGACGACAGCTATCTCGATGATGAGGATGCAGACTGGACTGCGACCGGGCAGGGGCAGAAATCTGCCGGAGATACCAGCTTCACGCTGGCGTGGATGCCCGGAGAGCAGGGGCAGCAGGCGCTGCTGGCGTGGTTTAATGAAGGTGATACCCGTGCCTATAAAATCCGCTTCCCGAACGGCACGGTCGATGTGTTCCGCGGCTGGGTCAGCAGTATCGGTAAGGCGGTGACGGCGAAGGAAGTGATTACCCGCACGGTGAAAGTCACCAACGTAGGACGTCCGTCGATGGCAGAAGATCGCAGCACGGTAACAGCGGCAACCGGCATGACCGTGACGCCTGCCAGCACCTCGGTGGTGAAAGGGCAGAGCACGACGCTGACCGTGGCATTCCAGCCGGAAGGCGCAACCGACAAGAGCTTCCGTGCGGTGTCTGCGGATAAAACAAAAGCCACCGTGTCGGTCAGTGGTATGACCATCACCGTGAAAGGTGTTGCTGCAGGCAAGGTCAACATTCCGGTTGTATCCGGTAATGGTGAACTTGCTGTGGTTGCAGAAATCACCGTCACCGACAGTTAATCCGGAGAGTCAGCGATGTTCCTGAAAACCGAATCATTTGAATATAACGGTGTGAGCGTCACGCTTTCTGAACTGTCAGCCCTGCAGCGAATTGAGCATCTCGCCCTGCTGAAACGACAGGCAGAACAGGCGGGATCCAGTCTCAATCGACAGGTGAGCGTGGAAGATCTCGTCAGAACCGGTGCTTTTCTGGTGGCGATGTCCCTGTGGCATAGCCATCCGCAGAAGACAAAGATGCCGTCCATGAATGAAGCCGTTAAACAAATTGAGCAGGAAGTGCTTACCACCTGGCCCACAGAGGCAATTGCTCAGGCTGAAAATGTGGTAATGCGTCTGTCCGGTATGTCTGAGTTTGTTGTGAATGATGCACCTGAACAGGCAGATGACGCCGGGCCAGCAGAGCCTGTTTCTGCGGGAAAGTGTTCGACGGTGAGCTGAGTTTTGCCCTGAAACTGGCGCGTGAGATGGGGCGACCCGACTGGCGCGCCATGCTTGCCGGGATGTCATCCACGGAGTATGCCGACTGGCACCGCTTTTACAGTACCCATTATTTTCATGATGTTCTGCTGGATATGCACTTTTCCGGGCTGACGTACACCGTACTCAGCCTGTTTTTCAGCGATCCGGATATGCATCCGCTGGATTTCAGTCTGCTGAACCGGCGCGAGGCTGACGAAGAGCCTGAAGATGATGTGCTGATGCAGAAAGCGGCAGGGCTTGCCGGAGGCGTCCGCTTTGGCCCGGACGGGAATGAAGTTATCCCCGCTTCCCCGGATGTGGCGGACATGACGGAGGATGACGTAATGCTGATGACAGTATCAGAAGGGATCGCAGGAGGAGTCAGGTATGGCTGAACCGGTAGGCGATCTGGTCGTTGATTTGAGTCTGGATGCGGCCAGATTTGACGAGCAGATGGCCAGAGTCAGGCGTCATTTTTCCGGTACGGAAAGTGATGCGAAAAAAACAGCGGCAGTCGTTGAACAGTCAATGAACCGGCAGGCGCTGGCTGCACAGAAAGCGGGGATTTCCGTCGGGCAGTATAAAGCTGCCATGCGTATGCTGCCTGCGCAGTTCACTGACGTGGCCACGCAGCTTGCAGGCGGGCAAAGTCCGTGGCTGATCCTGCTGCAACAGGGGGGTCAGGTGAAGGACTCCTTCGGCGGGATGATCCCCATGTTCAGGGGGCTTGCCGGTGCGCTCACCCTGCCGATGGTCGGGGCCACCTCGCTGGCGGTGGCGACCGGTGCGCTGGCGTATGCCTGGTATCAGGGCAACTCAACCCTGTCCGATTTCAACAAAACGCTGGTCCTTTCCGGCAATCAGTCGGGGCTGACGGCAGATCGCATGCTGGTCCTGTCCAGAGCCGGGCAGGCGGCAGGGCTGACGTTTGACCAGACCAGCGAGTCACTCAGCGCACTGGTTAAGGCGGGGGTAAGCGGTGAGGCTCAGATTGCGTCCATCAGCCAGAGTGTGGCGCGTTTCTCCTCTGCATCCGGCGTGGAGGTGGACAAGGTCGCTGAAGCCTTCGGGAAGCTGACCACAGACCCGACGTCAGGGCTGACAGCGATGGCACGCCAGTTCCATAACGTGACGGCGGAGCAGATTGCGTATGTTGCTCAGTTGCAGCGTTCCGGCGATGAGGCCGGGGCATTGCAGGCGGCGAACGAGGCCGCAACGAAAGGGTTTGATGACCAGACCCGCCGCCTGAAAGAGAACATGGGCACGCTGGAGACCTGGGCAGACAGGACAGCGCGGGCATTCAAATCCATGTGGGATGCGGTGCTGGATATTGGTCGTCCTGATACCGCGCAGGAGATGCTGATTAAGGCAGAGGCTGCGTTTAAGAAAGCAGACGACATCTGGAATCTGCGCAAGGATGATTATTTTGTTAACGATGAAGCGCGGGCGCGTTACTGGGATGATCGTGAAAAGGCCCGTCTTGCGCTTGAAGCAGCGAGAAAGAAGGCTGAGCAGCAGACTCAACAGGACAAAAATGCGCAGCAGCAGAGCGATACCGAAGCGTCACGGCTGAAATATACCGAAGAGGCGCAGAAGGCTTACGAACGGCTGCAGACGCCGCTGGAGAAATATACCGCCCGTCAGGAAGAACTGAACAAGGCACTGAAAGACGGGAAAATCCTGCAGGCGGATTACAACACGCTGATGGCGGCGGCGAAAAAGGATTATGAAGCGACGCTGAAAAAGCCGAAACAGTCCGGCGTGAAGGTGTCTGCGGGCGATCGTCAGGAAGACAGTGCTCATGCTGCCCTGCTGATGCTTCAGACAGAACTCCGGACGCTGGAGAAGCATGCCGGAGCGAATGAGAAAATCAGCCAGCAGCGCCGGGATTTGTGGAAGGCAGAAAGTCAGTTCGCGGTACTGGAGGAGGCGGCACAACGTCGCCAGCTGTCCGCACAGGAGAAATCCCTGCTGGCGCATAAAGATGAGACGCTGGAGTACAAACGCCAGCTGGCTGCACTTGGCGACAAGGTTACGTATCAGGAGCACCTGAATGCGCTGGCGCAGCAGGCGGATAAGTTCGCACAGCAACAACGGGCAAAACGGGCAGCCATTGAGGCGAAAAACCGGGGGCTTACTGACCGGCAGGCAGCGCGGGAAGCCACAGAACAGCGCCTGAAGGAACAGTATGGCGATAATTCGCTGGCGCTGAATAACGTCATGTCAGAGCAGAAAAAGACCTGGGAGGCTGAAGACCAGCTTCGCGGGAGCTGGATGGCAGGCCTCAGGTCCGGCTGGAGTGAGTGGGAAGAGAGCGCCACGGACAGTATGTCGCAGGTTAAAAGTGCAGCCACGCAGACCTTTGATGGTATTGCGCAGAATATGGCGGCGATGCTGACCGGCAGTGAACAGAACTGGCGCAGCTTCACCCGCTCCGTGCTGTCCATGATGACAGAAATTCTGCTTAAGCAGGCAATGGTGGGGATTGTCGGGAGTATCGGCAGCGCCATTGGCGGGGCTGTTGGTGGCGGCGCATCAGCGTCAGGCGGTACAGCCATTCAGGCAGCTGCGGCGAAATTCCATTTTGCGACCGGAGGATTTACGGGAACCGGCGGCAAATATGAGCCAGCGGGGATTGTTCACCGTGGTGAATTTGTCTTCACTAAGGAGGCAACCAGCCGGATTGGCGTGGGGAATCTCTACCGGCTGATGCGCGGCTATGCCACCGGCGGTTATGTCGGTACACCGGGCAGCATGGCGGACAGCCGCTCGCAGGCGTCCGGGAAGTTTGAGCAGAATAACCATGTGGTGATTAACAACGACGGCACGAACGGTCAGATAGGGCCACAGGCGCTGAAGGCGGTTTATGACGTAGCCCGTAAGGCGGCAATGGATGTTGTGACCGGGCAGATGCGCGATGGTGGTCTGTTCTCCGGAGGTGGACGATGAAAACCTTCCGCTGGAAAGTGAAACCCGGTATGGATGTGGCTTCGGCCCCTTCCGTAAGAAAGGTGCGCTTTGGTGATGGCTATTCTCAGCGAGCGCCTGCCGACCTGAAAACGTACAGCGTGACGCTTTCTGTTCCCCGTTGGGAGGCCACGGCGCTTGAGTCGTTTCTGGCTGAGCACGGGGGCTGGAAAGCCTTTCTGTGGACGCCGCCTTATGAGTGGCGGCAGATAAAGGTGACCTGCGCAAAATGGTCGTCGCGGGTCAGTATGCTGCGTGTTGAGTTCAGCGCAGAGTTTGAACAGGTGGTGAACTGATGCAGGATATCCGGCAGGAAACACTGAATGAATGCACCCGTGCGGAGCAGTCGGCCAGCGTGGTGCTCTGGGAAATCGATCTGACAGAGGTCGGTGGAGAACGTTATTTTTTCTGTAATGAGCAGAACGAAAAAGGTGAGCCGGTCACCTGGCAGGGGCGACAGTATCAGCCGTATCCCATTCAGGGGAGTGGTTTTGAACTGAATGGCAAAGGCACCAGTACGCGCCCCACGCTGACGGTTTCTAACCTGTACGGTATGGTCACCGGGATGGCGGAAGATCTGCAGAGTCTGGTCGGCGGAACGGTGGTCCGGCGTAAGGTTTACGCCCGTTTTCTGGATGCGGTGAACTTCGTCAACGGAAACAGTGACGCCGATCCGGAGCAGGAGGTGATCAGCCGCTGGCGCATTGAGCAGTGCAGCGAACTGAGCGCGGTGAGTGCCTCTTTTGTACTGTCCACGCCGACGGAAACGGACGGCGCTGTTTTTCCGGGACGTATCATGCTGGCCAACACCTGCACCTGGACCTATCGCGGTGATGAGTGCGGTTATCACGGTCCGGCGGTCGCGGATGAATATGACCAGCCAACGTCCGATATCACGAAGGATAAATGCAGCAAATGCCTGAGCGGTTGTAAGTTCCGCAATAACGTCGGCAACTTTGGCGGCTTCCTTTCCATTAACAAACTTTCGCAGTAAATCCCATGACAGAGACAGAATCAGCGATTCTGGCGCACGCCCGGCGATGTGCGCCAGCGGAGTCGTGCGGCTTCGTGGTAAGCACGCCGGAGGGGGAAAGATATTTCCCCTGCGTGAATATCTCCGGTGAGCCGGAGGCGTATTTCCGTATGTCGCCGGAAGACTGGCTGCAGGCAGAAATGCAGGGTGAGATTGTGGCGCTGGTCCACAGCCACCCCGGTGGTCTGCCCTGGCTGAGTGAGGCCGACCGGCGGCTGCAGGTGCAGAGTGATTTGCCGTGGTGGCTGGTCTGCCGGGGGACGATTCATAAGTTCCGCTGTGTGCCGCATCTCACCGGGCGGCGCTTTGAACACGGGGTGACGGACTGTTACACGCTGTTCCGGGATGCTTATCATCTGGCGGGGATTGAGATGCCGGATTTTCATCGCGAGGATGACTGGTGGCGTCACGGTCAGAATCTCTATCTGGATAATCTGGAGGCCACAGGGCTGTATCAGGTGCCGTTGTCATCAGCACAACCGGGCGATGTGCTGCTGTGCTGTTTTGGTTCATCGGTGCCGAATCATGCCGCCATTTACTGTGGTGATGGCGAGCTGCTGCACCATATTCCTGAACAACTGAGCAAACGAGAGAGGTATACCGACAAATGGCAGCGACGCACACACTCCCTCTGGCGTCACCGGGCATGGCGCGCATCTGCCTTTACGGGGATTTACAACGATTTGGCCGCCGCATCGACCTTCGTGTGAAAACGGGGGCTGAAGCCATTCGGGCGCTGGCCACACAGCTCCCGGCGTTTCGTCAGAAACTGAGCGACGGCTGGTATCAGGTACGGATTGCCGGGCAGGATGTCAGCACGTCCGGATTAACGGCGCAGTTACATGAGACTCTGCCTGATGGCGCTGTGATTCATATTGTTCCCAGAGTCGCCGGGGCCAAGTCAGGTGGTGTATTCCAGATTGTCCTGGGAGCAGCCGCCATTGCCGGATCATTCTTTACCGCCGGAGCCACCCTTACAGCATGGGGGGCAGCCATTGGGGCCGGTGGTATGACCGGTATCCTGTTTTCTCTCGGTGCCAGTATGGTACTTGGTGGTGTGGCGCAGATGCTGGCACCGAAAGCCAGGACGCCCACGGCAGCAAGTACAGATAACGGCAAACAGAACACCTATTTCTCCTCACTGGATAACATGGTTGCCCAGGGCAATGTTCTGCCCGTTCTGTACGGTGAAATGCGCGTGGGGTCGCGGGTGGTCTCTCAGGAGATCAGCACGGCAGACGAAGGGGATGGTGGTCAGGTTGTGGTGATTGGTCGCTGATGAAAAACGTTTATGTGAAACCGCCTCCGGGCGGTTTTGTCGTTTATGGAGCGTGAGGAATGGGTAAAGGCAGCAGTAAGGGGCATACTCCGCGCGAAGCGAAGGACAACCTGAAGTCCACGCAGTTGCTGAGTGTGATCGATGCCATCAGCGAAGGGCCGATTGAAGGTCCGGTGGATGGATTAAAAAGCGTGCTGCTGAACAGTACGCCAGTGCTGGACAGTGAGGGGAATACCAACATCTCCGGCGTCACGGTGGTGTTCCGGGCCGGTGAGCAGGAGCAGACACCGCCGGAGGGATTTGAATCCTCCGGCTCCGAGACGGTGCTGGGTACGGAAGTGAAATATGACACGCCGATCACCCGGACCATCACGTCTGCAAATATCGACCGTCTGCGCTTTACCTTCGGTGTGCAGGCACTGGTGGAAACCACCTCAAAGGGGGACCGGAATCCGTCGGAAGTCCGCCTGCTGGTTCAGATACAACGTAACGGTGGCTGGGTGACGGAAAAAGACATCACCATTAAAGGCAAAGCCACCTCACAGTATCTGGCATCGGTGGTGGTGGGTAACCTGCCGCCGCGCCCGTTCAGTATCCGGATGCGCAGGATGACGCCGGACAGCACCACAGACCAGCTGCAGAACAAAACGCTCTGGTCGTCATACACCGAAATCATCGATGTGAAACAGTGCTACCCGAACACGGCACTGGTCGGCGTACAGGTGGATTCGGAGCAGTTCGGCAGCCAGCAGGTGAGCCGTAATTATCAT